GCGCCTGGTCCGTGATTCGGCAACAATCTTTCTGAGGTGAGCAGATGCTCGACCTCATTAAAGATATTGCCGAAAAGGTGAAAAGACATAGCAGACAGCTCGTTAAGAGCCGCCACGCTAGTTTCTTCATTCTTCTCACTCACTTCCTTCTCACACTCGAGATAGCCTAGTACAGCAGCCCTTTTACGGGCATCTGTACAATCGATTGCAACCTTGCTGAACATCAGCGTAAGCTGACGCACAGCTCGAATACAATCAATATTCGGCTCCTCGAGCAACCTACCTGTTTTACGGTCGAAAACTTGACTGGTCATACCCTGCAAGAATGCAGGGATTGTACCCTCGTGTACTTTCGCAAAGCTGCGAAACGAGAGAGAGTCAATGAAACCTAGGTCGAGACATCTTTCGAAGTCTTTTCCAAAGGTAGGGAGAGTAATCGTCAAAAACGATACTCCCTCTGTTTTCGTCCGCCGGAGGAGCTTTTTATAGTCCTCCGTGGTGCTTGTGCGACACCATCTGGCCAGTTCATCGGCCAGATAACGCCAAAGCAGTTCCAGGCTTTTCATGTCTCCTTCTTTCATGAAGAGGGTAAACAGTCCCGGTAGATGCTCGCTGGAAGGGTGGAGGGCACGTCTTTGGGCCCCCCACCCCACCTATAGTGTCGCTGGACCTATCTATTGGTTAGCTTTCGCCACCAATAAACTTGGTCCAGTTAGCGTTGGAAGTAGCCGCCATATTACCAGTAAGACCGGTAATAAGGCTGATCTGCTCACCCACACTGAACCCTACCGTTGGCACGTCGAGTACAACATAAAACGACGCGCTGTAACGGAGGTTCTGTGCGGCGATGAGCGGATCGGCGGCAACCTTCGCCAGATCGATTCGCGCAGTGTGGCGATTCCGCTTCCCATTCACATGGGTAACGGACATCTTCGCCAGACCGTCCGCCGTCTGAAAGACGCCGGAATTGAGACCTGACCCGATACGGGGCAGGCTCAAGGCAGAACCGATCGTGACACTCTGAGGATCAGCGAACATCTTACACCTTGACTTCCCACGTGTGTGGGCGTTGAGTTGGGACGAGCCTACTGTTGCAAGCTCGTTGACGCTAGAACGCTCTGGTTAGACCCAGAGCGACGATGACAGCTTTTTGCGAGTCTGAAAGACCGTTATAGCTGACACCGAACCCATAGGGTGATGCGCGCCACCTGATTTTGACTGCTTCCTCACGGAAGTAGTTGGACTCAAAACCAGGGGTAGAGGCGGAATTCTGGTAGGCATTAAACTGCCTACTAGTCTTCATCTGATACATCTGGTATCCGTATCGCATCACCAGGCCGTCCTTACCTAGACGGGAGATATTATGTATTACATCTCCCGTGTTGGTAAACCAATCGACGGCCCAAGACCACGGAGCTAGGTTCCACACTACTTCAGGCGTTAGTTCAAGGCCAAGGATCTTACTGGCCTCTGCCTGATAGTAGGCTGCCTTACTACCAAAATCGGTAGGAGTTGGCACGTGGTACCTAAACGACCCGCTGAACCACTCTCGTACAGACGAGGATACATGATTAATGCATCCCAATCTGTACTCGAAGTCAGCGTTAATGTAAGCTGAATTGTAAGTTTCAGCTTCATAGTCGGCCGAGGCAGGAAAGTTGTATCGTCTCCGAATTTGTTTATCGGAGTACTTCAAGTATCCATGCATGATCTCGTGCCTATGCTTCACAGCATGGGCAAACTTCTTGAGATCGGATACTAGAGGTAGCCAACCGAATTCATAGTTCAGGTATTCATCACCAGCCTTATGGGCGGTTTTGACCTGGTTCTTGAATGCGTTTGACCCGATCATCTTGGGCAACCCATCTTTCGTTAGCTCTCCAAGAGCTGTCGAAAGTTGAGCAGCAGGGTTTGTCGGCAAGGATCTCGCGATCCCTGTCGCCCCTTTCGCGAATCCATAACTATCATCTTTGATAGTTGGCACTGGGTAATTAGGCTGTTCGCCTAACCCAGCTTGGACTACGAAAGGGCCCTGAGCCCTCCACTGGTTCATGTACCCGGGTTTAACCTTGTGACGCGTGGTTAGCATCACTAAGGGTCCGCCCCCGTCACTCTGAGTTCGCCAAGCATGATGTTGACCCTGAACAAGGATCTCTGTCGTGTCGACGAATTGTTGAGTTTCGGTATACTGAGGCGAGACGTCTACATTGCGAAGTTTGTGTTCCGCACTGTAAACAATTCTCGTCTTCAGGGTCATGATCCAACAACTTTCCTCTAATGGGGTTTCTAGCTCACTCTCCTCCTGTCAATGCAGGGAAATG